CCTGCCTGTGAAAAAAAGTCCGATGAACTCAGCAACCGCGCCAAAAAACGGCAAAACAGGCGGCGTCGCCTCGACGCTCGCCGAGCTTGTCGTGCCGATCTCGTCGCTGCGCGTCTATCCGCGCAACCCGCGCCGGGGCTCGACGCAGGCGATCCGCGATTCGCTGACGAGCAACGGGCAATACCGGCCGCTCGTCGTCAACCGCCGCACCAACGAAATCCTCGCGGGCAATCACACGTACCTCGCCGCGACCGAGCTTGGCTGGGACGAGATCGCCGTGACCTACGTCGACGTCGACGACGAGCAAGCAGCGCGCATCGTGCTCGTCGACAATCGCACGAGCGATCTCGCTGAGTACGACGCGAGCGATCTCGCTGAGCTGCTCAAGTCGCTGCCGTCGCTCGATGGGACCGGCTACGAGCAGCCCGACTTCGACGCGCTGCTCGCCTCGATCGCGATCGAGCCGCCTGACGAGCCCGTCGAGCGCTCGCGCTACAGCTTCGACGTCTTCTCGCGCGACGACGTGATCGAGCGCGCCGCGACCGCGCTGCGCGAGTCGGGCTTCCCCTACAAGGCGATGCCCGTGCACGTCGCGATGACCGAGATCAACGACCTCGCCGCGATGAGCGACGCGCAGCTCGTGCGCACGAGAGCCGGTTACGCCGTCGCTGACTCGTATCACCCGCACCGCTACCACGCCCGAGTCGGCTCGCAAGCGAACGCCGTCGACGTCTACGAAGACGAGCGCAAGCTGCGCATCGCGATCGGCCATCTGCTCACGTACGGCCTCCCCTGGTCGTCGCTGACAAGCGTCCTCTCGCTGACGCACGGCGCGCAGGTCCCCTCGAACTTCCGGCCCGGCTTCGCCTGTCTGCTCATGCGCCGATTCGGCTCGCCCGACGCGACCGTGCTCGACACGTCGACAGGCTACGGCGGTCGCCTCGTCGGCTTCCTCGCGTCGCCGCTGTCGACCTACATCGGCATCGACCCGGCCGTCGAGACGTACGAAGCGAACCGCCGCATCGCCGCCGATCTCTGCCCGCCGTCGAAGTCCGTCGAGCTGCTCTGCGAGCCCGCCGAAGACGTCGCGAGCGACGCCCTCAAGGGTCGCGTCGATCTCTGCGTGACGAGCCCGCCGTACTTCTCGAAGGAGCACTACAGCGACGAGCCGACTCAGAGCTGGAAGCGCTACAGCACGTCGAGCGAGTGGCGCGACGGCTTCCTGCACCCGATGGTCGAGCTGCAATACGCCGCGCTCAAGCGTCGAGGCGTCGCCGTGATCAACATCGCCGACGTAGAGATCGCGGGCGAGAAGGTGCCGCTCGTCGACTGGACGCTGCTCGCTGCTCGCGACGTCGGCTTCGAGATCGAAGACGTCGAGCAACTGCCGCTCACCCGCCGCTGGGGACCGCAGTCCGACGTCGTGCACACCGAGCCCGTGATCGTGCTGCGTAAGCGATGAGCCAGCCCGTCTGCGGACAGCCGACAGCGGCCGGGACACCTTGCCGCAAGCGCGTGATGCTCGGGGCCGATCGCTGCGCTGCTCATCTCGGCTTGATGGGCCGCTCGACGACGCTCACCGAGACGATCGCCGACAACCTCGTGACGATGCTCAGCGCGGGCAACTACTTGAGCGTCTCACTCGCGGCCGTGAGCGTCCCGACGCAGACGTTCCGCGACTGGATGCACAAGGGCGCGACGTCGACGAAGCTGATCGACGAGCCCTACCGCGAGCTGCGATCGCGCGTCGAGCAAGCGCGAGCGCAGGGCGAGGTCCGGCTCGTGACCGAGATCGCGAAGGCGGCGTCGACCGACTGGCGCGCAGCGCTCGCTCTGCTTGAGCGCGAGTTCCCCGATCGCTGGGGGCCGGTCAGCGTCCGAGTGCGCGAGGTCGAAGCGCCCGAGTCGCCGATCGTCACGACGCCCGACGAAGACGACCCCTTCCGCGAGGTAGACGAGCTTGCCGAGCGACGTCGCACCCGCTCGGGGTGAGCTGGGCAAGTTCGCTCGCTTCTGCTCTGCGCTGACACTTGAGCAAGGCGGGCCGCTGACGCTCGAACCGTTCCAGCAACGCTTGCTCGGCGACTACTTCGACGGCGTCGTCGAGACGCTCGTCTTGATCCCGAAGAAAAACGGGAAGACGACGCTGCTCGCCGCGCTCGCGCTCTATCACTTGATCGCGACGCCCGACGCCGAGTGCGTGATCGGCGCAGCGAGCCGCGATCAGGCGTCGATCCTCTACGAGCAGGCCGTCGGCTTCGTCTCGCGATCGGAGGGGCTGCAGGATCGCGTCGTCTCGAAGCGCGGCTACCGCGAGGTTCGCTCGAAGCGGCACGGCGGGCGGGTCAGGGTGCTCGCCGCTGACGTCGACACGGCCGACGGCATCATCCCGACGCTCGCGCTCGTCGACGAGCTGCACCGCCACAAGTCGACCGGGCTCTACGGCGTCTTTCGGGACGGGCTCGGGCCGCGCCACGGGCAGATGCTCGCGATCTCGACAGCGGGCGATCGCGAGACGTCGCCGCTCGGGCTCATGCGCTCAGCGGCGAAGCGTCTGCCGGGCATCGAGCGCGATGGGAAGTACCTGCACGTTCGCACCGCCGACGACGCCTTCGCGCTGCACGAGTGGGCGCTCGACGACGCAGACGACACCGACGATCTGCAGCTCGTGAAGCAGGTCAACCCGGCGAGCTGGCAGACGATCGAGCTGCTCGCGCAGCGCCACTCGTCGCCGTCGATGCTCCCGTGGCAGTGGCAGCGCTTCGCCTGCGGCATCTGGACCGGGGCGGAATCGTGGTGGCTCAAGCCCGAGGACTGGACCGCGAGCGACGTCGACGAGCAGCTCGAACCCGGCGACTCGATCGCGCTCGGCTTCGACGGCTCGCGCTACGGCGACGCGACGGGGCTCGTCGCTTGTCGGCTCGAAGACGGGCTCGTGCAGACGCTCGGGCTCTGGGAAGCGCCGAGGGGCGTGCGCGAGTGGGAAGTGCCCGCCGCCGAGGTCGACGCAGCAGTCGCCGAGGCGTTCGAGACGTACCACGTCGCCCGCGCCTACTTCGACCCGCCGCTCTGGCAGACCGAGATCGACTCGTGGGCGCGTGACTTCGGCGACGTCGTCATCCGCTACCCGACCAACCGCGCCCGGTTCATGGCCGCGACCGAGCGCTTCCGAACCGACGTACGCGAGGGGCTCGTGCCGCACGTGATCGACGAGAACCTCACCCGGCACATTCTCGCCGCGACGGTCCGCGAGACGCGCGGCGGCTACTGGCTCGAAAAGCTGCGCGGCGACCACATCGACCTAGCGATCGCAGCAGTGCTCGCCTACGAGGCGCGCTGCGATTCGATCGCCGCTTCCGACGTCGACCGAGGGGAGTACGCCTTCCTGTGAGCACGATCGAACGCCTCCCGCAAGAGGATCAGCGCACGCCCGAAGACTGGCGCTCGTTCCTGCTGCCGCAGCTCGACACGCGCGCCCAAGAGGCCGAGCTGTACGAGCTTTACTACGACGGGCGGCACCCGCTGCAGTTCGCCACGTCGAAGTTCCGCGAGGCGTTCGGGGCGCTCTTCGGTGCCTTCGCCGACAACTGGTGTCAGATCGTCGTCGACGCCGCTGTCGAGCGTCTGCGCGTCGTCGGTTTCCGCGTGACGGGCAACGTCTCAGATCAGGCGTGGGAACTCTGGCAAGCGAACGCGCTCGACGTGCAGAGCGTCATCGCGCACACCGAGGCCGGTAAGAACGGGCGCGCGTTCCTGCTCGTCGACCCGAACGGCGACGGCGACGACCCGCTGATCACCGTCGAGCACGCCTCGCAGATGATCGTCGCGCACGACCCGGCGAATCGGCAGGAGCGGCTCGCCGCGCTCAAGCGCTGGCTCGGCGACGACGGCTTCCAGTACCTCACGCTCTACCTGCCCGACCTCGTGCTCAAGTACGAGAGCGCCGAGCCCATCAACTCGCCCCGCGCTCAGACGAGCCCGACCGTCTGGGTGCCGCGCTCGGGCGTCGACGCCGAGGTCGTGAACCCGCTCGGGGTCGTGCCCGTCGTGCCGCTCGAAAACAAGCCGGGCATCCTCGGCGTCTGCCACTCGGACCTAGAGTCGGCGCTCCCGCTGCAGAACGCGATCAACAAGCTCTGTACCGATCTGATCGTGACGAGCGAATACGGCGCGTTCCCGCAGCGCGTCGTGACCGGCGTCGAAGTGCCGAAGGACCCAGAGACGGGTCAGCCGCTCGCCGCCGCCGAGATGAAAGCGGCGATGAGCCGCTTGTGGACGTTCAAGCCGCCCGACGCGAAGGTGACGAGCCTCCCGGCCGCTGATCTCGCCAACTTCGTCAACGCCGTCGAGATGTTCGTCACCCATCTCGCAGCGCAGACTCGGACGCCGCCGCACTACCTGCTCGCGAAGCTCGTCAACATGAGCGGCGACGCACTGTCTGTCGCCGAGGCCGGGCTCGTCTCGAAGTGCCGCTCGAAAACGCTCTTTTTCTCGGACGCCTGGGAGGAAGCGATGGCGCTCGCTCTGCAGGCGAGCGGCACGGACGTCGAAGCGTCCGACTGTGAAGCGATCTGGGCGAACCCCGAGCGCATCGCGCAGGGCCAGCTCGTCGACGCAGCAGTGAAGAAGAAGACGCTCGGCGTCCCGCTCCCGGTCATCTGGCTCGAACTCGGCTACACGCCCGAGCAGATCGTCGAGATGGAGGCGCTGCTTGAGTCGGAGCGCGAGGCCGAGCTGCTCGCCGCAGCGCAGGCGCAGGCCGCAGCCGCTCGCGAGGTCCTGACGTCGACGCCCGCATCCGAGGCCGCAGCCGCGCCGGGCGAGCCCGTGCCCGCAGCGCCAGCAACCGCGCCGCCAGCACCCCCACAACCACCACCGCAGCAGTAGAGGAGGGCACGTAGATGGACGAGCCATCGCCCGCCGCGCAGCCCGAGGGCCAGGAGCCCGAGGGTCAGCAGGGCCAGGAGCCCGCGAGCAACGACGAGCCGCGCTCCCCGGAGGAGTCAGGTCGCACGTACTCGGAGAGCTACGTCAAGCAGCTCCGCAGGGAAGCCGCTGGGACTCGCACGCGAGTCGGCGAGCTGGAAGAGCGCCTGCAGGAGTACGAGAATCGCGACAAGACCGAGCTACAGCGGCTCGTCGATGCGCAAGCGCTCGCCGAGCGTAAGGCGCAGTCAGCGGAGGAGCGATTGCTCCGCTACGAGGTCGCCGCTGAGCGTGGTCTAGGCATGGCCGCAGCCGCCTTTCTCACGGGGACGACCCGCGAGGAGATCGAGCTTCGAGCCGAGGAGCTGTCGCGTCTGCTTGACGAACAGGGACGGCCTCCCGCCGGGGGTTTTGACGGCGGGGCGCGAGCCCCCGTGCCCGAGCAGAAGCCACCCGAGGAGGCGCATAACGACCTCCTCCTCCGCTCGCTCGGGCGGGGTCGCACCGTCTGACTCAGCCCGGCGTCGCCGTCGGGCTCGTGAGATCAAGGAGCGACGATGGCAAACAACATTCCGATTGCGGAACAACCGCCCATCGCAGGTGGGTATCTACTCCCGCCAGAGCAGGGCGAGATTCTGACGCAGGCGATCCTCATCGAGTCGGGGGCGATCGCCCTTGCCGGTGACAGTCGCGCGACGTCAGCGGTCAAGACGCAGTTTCCGATCTGGCTCGGTCAGCCGACCGCCGCACCCGTCGGCGAGGGTGCGACGAAGCCGGTAACGGGCGCGGCGTTCGATATCACCTACATCAACGTCAAGAAGTTCGCCTCGATCGTCCTGTTCACCGACGAGATGCTCGAAGACGTGCAGTCGGGCGACCTCAACGTGCTCGTCGACTCGGGCGTGCGCACGGCGATCAACGACGTCATCGACGCGAACGCGGTCGGGCTCGCGAAGGGCAACCAGATCACGGGCGTTTTCGACACGATGCTCCGCAACACGTCGGCGACCGTCGAGTACGACCAGACGAAGCCGGACGGTCTGCAGCTCGCCGTCTCGAACGCGATGGGCGTGCTCGAAAGCAACGGCTACGGCGATTCAAGCGAGATGGGCGTGCTGCTCGGCTTCGGCTTCGCTCAGGTGCTCCGCAACGCACGCTCGACGCTCGACCCGTCGATGCCCATCTACGGCGCAGGCACCGGCCGCGACCCGCTCTACGGCCTGTCGAACTTCGTCTCGACGAACGTCGACAAGCCGGGGACCGCACCGGGGGCGGGGATCATCATCGGCTTCGTCGCCTACCGGCCAAACCTGCACGTTCGCATCCGCAAGGACGTCACCCTGACCACGTCGAGCGAGGCGACCGTCAACGACGGCGTCCAGGATCGCAAGCTGTTCCAAGAGAACCTGACCGCGATCAGGTACGAGACGCGGCTCGCGTTCATGGCTCACGACCTCAATCGGTCGGTCGTGGCGATCGTCAACACGGCCTAGAGAGGAGTCAACGATGAGCGAGACAGAGATCGAAGGTCCCGACCCGACCCTGTCGCCCGACGCGCGGGATTCGACCTACGCACCCGCGCCGGATGACGACAGCCTCGACAACAACCCGCCGCTTGGCCCGAGGGTCCTGCAGACGCCCGGCAAGCCCGGCGACGGCCAGCCGACCCCATCGGCGAGCAAGACGTCGACGAAGTCGTCGAGCACGTCTTCGTCGACGAGCTGAGATGCCGCTGCCCGACTACCCGCCCCCGATCGTCAGCGCGCCCCGGTGGGCGGGTGTCGGGCTGCGTGCTGAGCTGCAGCTCGGCTGGATGCGCTTCCCGATGCCCTCATGGCCCGACGATTGGTGGCAGCGGAACTACGACCTGCTCTACGAGTACGACGCGCCCGGCACGTGGCCGATGACCGAGCGGATGATGCGCGTTCCCGGCTTCCCCTACCCCGAGCCCCTCCCATGAGCACGCCGCCCGTCGACCCAGGCAGACCGACTGTCGAGCAGGTCGCGCTTCTGCTTCGAGCCCGCACGAAGGACTCGCAAGGCAACGAGGTCGGCACGTTCGACGACGACACGCGCCCGACGGGCGACCAAGTCGACGAGCAGATCGACGCAGCGATGGGGCTCGTCGGCATTCGCTTCCCGTCGACGAGCAACATGACCGACGAGCAGGTGACGGCGTTCCAAGCGCTCGTCGCCTACCGGGCGGCTCTGCGCGTCGAGAAAAGCTACTTCCCCGAGCAGGTGCGCAACGATCGCTCGGCGTACGCGCAGCTTCGCGAGGAGTACGTCGACGACCTGCAGGCGTTCATGGAAGCGATGAGCGCGAGCGGCGGCGACGACCTCTCCTACTCGTACGACATGGCGTCGATCCCGGTCGGCTCGTGGACGTCGATCCCGTACTCGTGGCTTCACATCAACGACCCCGACCTTGATCTCGAATACGTCGAGCCATGAGCAGCGGCCCGGGGATCGAGGTCAAGCAGACGGGCGCCGAGGCGGCGTCGGCGAGTCTGCTCATGGTCGGCGAGCGCGCCTCGAACGTCGCGCCCGTGAAGCCCGCGCTGGACGCTGTCGCGTCGGGTGACGAGCGTCGTCGCTTCGACGAGCAGGGGCCGGGCTGGGCGCAGCTCAGCGAAGAGACGCGAGCGATCAAGGCTGCGAACGGGCTCGACCCGCGCATCTTGCGGGCGACGGGCGCGCTCTTCGCGTCGCTGACCCGGATGGCGGGCGGCGGGGAAGAGGCGAGCTGGCCCGACACGCTGCGTTTCGGGACCGACGTCCCCTACGCCCGCTTCCACCAGCACGGGACGCGGAACATGCCGAAGCGCGAGGTCGTCGGGCTCTCGACGGTCGCGCAGGCCGAGATGAGCCGTCTGCTTGAGACGTACATCGCGGGCGGTCTGCCGTGACGATCAGCTACGACCCGTCGACGTCGATCTTCGGACGCATCGTCACGGGCGACGACGTCGAGACGTGGTGCCTCGATCTCTTCCGGCGCTGGACGGGCACGTACCTGTCGGAAGTCGAGCGACAGCACGGGCTCGCGGCGGGCTTCTGGGCTCGGCCGCGCGGCTTCGTGCGGGTGCTCAGCTTCGACAAGTGGCCCGAGGATCAGCTCCCCGTCGTGATGCTCGTCTCGACGGGTGTCGCGAACCCGCCCGAGCGGCGCGGCGACGGCGTCTACTACGCGCGCTGGATCATGGGGCTCGGCGTGCTCTGCTCAGCTCGCAGCGAGCAAGAGACGCACGACATGGCCCGGCACTACATCGCGGCGATCCGAGCGCTCGTGTCGCAGCGTCCGTCGCTCGAAGGGCTCGCGCAGGGCGTCAAGTGGATGGACGAGAGCTACACGCCGCTCCCGTACGACGACTCGCGCTCGCTCTGCGCGGGGCAAGCGATCTTCCAGGTCGACGTCGACGACGTGACGACGACGCTCGCGGGTCCGGCCACGCCCGACGACCCGCTCGAACCCGACACCGATCCGTGGGCCGTCTGGCCGACGGTGCAGACGCACGACGAGACGGTCGTCAACTCGCCCGTCAACGAACCACTACCCGATCAGGAGGGGACATGAGGCCAGGAGTCGACGTGATCTCGCGCGCTCTGCCGCCGCCGCGCTCGGCGCCGACAGACACGGGGGTCGCCTTCATGCTCGGCGCGACGAGCGCAGGACCCAACTTCGCGCTCGTGCGCTCGCTTACCGAGTTCGTCTCGACGTTCGCCGACCGCACCGTCGCCGCCGCAGCGATCGCGTACGACGCGGCCGACGTCTACTTCCGCGAGGGCGGCAACCAGCTCTACGTCTCGCGCACCGACGCGGCTGGCGGGCTCGCAGCCTCGGGCGCCGATCTCGAAGCGATGACACGCGCCGAGCTTGACGCGCTCGCCGTCGAGAAGGGGCTCGATCCCGCCGACTACTCGACGAAGAGCGACGAGATCGCTGCGCTCTCGGGGCCGGGGACACTCGCGCTCGACGCGGGCATCACTGCCGCGCTCGGCTACCTGACGCGCGACCTCGGGCCGGGCCAGGTCTTCATCGCCGACCCGGTGCTCGCAGCCGACCCGGCGAACCAATCGGCGCTGCTCGCTCACGCGCAGGCGTGCAACCGCGTCGCGCTGCTGTCGACGGCCGACGGCGACGAGTCAGCGCTCAGCGCGGCCGGGCTCGCGCTGCAGACCGACGCCAACTCGCGCTACGGGGCGCTCTTCGCACCGTCGGCGGTCATCCCGGGCGTCGTCGCTGGGACGACTCGCACCGTGCCCTACAGCGCCGTCGAGGCGGGGATCATCTCCCGCAACGACGTCAGCTACAACCCGAACATCGCCGCCGCAGGCGTGCTCGGTCAGGCCGTCTACGCGCTCGACGTCAACGGGCGCTACACCGATGCCGAGTATCAGACGCTCAACGACAGCTCGGTCGATATGGCCCGGGTCATCTACGGCGGCGTCCGCACGTACGGCTACCGCACGTGCGTCGATCCCGTCGCCGCGCCCGAGTGGCTCGATCTCGGCTGGGCTCGGCTCAACATGGCGATCACGGCGCAGGCCGAAGCGATCGGGGAGGGCTACGTCTTCTCGCAGCTCGACGGTCGCGGTCGCACGCTCGCGCAGTTCGGCGCCGATCTCTCGGCGATGCTCGCGGGCTACTACGACGCAGGCGCGCTGTACGGCGAGACGCCGCAGGACGCCTACAACGTCGACGTCGGGTCGACCGTCAACACCCCGACGACGATCGCCAACGGCGAGCTACACGCGGTGATCGAGGTTCGGATGAGCCCGTTCGCCGAGTGGGTCGTGATCGAGATCGTCAAGGTCGACACGACGCAGTCGCTACCCGCAGTCGCAGCGTGAAGGGAGAGTGAGAGATGGCACGCGAAGACCAATACGACATTCGAGTCAGCGTCGACGGCCAGAACCTCGGCACGTGGGACGTCTTCACGGGAGGCGACCTCGACACGACCGAACTCGTCTACAAGCCGGGCGGGATGATGCCGCAGGTCAGCCTCGGCGGCATCGTCACCGTCAACCAGGCGATCGTGAATCGCCTCTACCAGCTCAACCGCGACCACCTGCAGGTGCACTGGCTGCTCTCGCGAGTCGGCAAGGGCGCGATGGTGATCTCGAAGCAGCCGCTCGATCCCGACGGCAACGCCTACGGGAAGCCGATCGTCTACAAGGGCGTCCTCAAGCGGTGCACCCCGCCGCCAGTCGACTCGAACTCGACTAACGCAGCGGTGATCGAGCTAGAGATGACGCCGCACGGCACGGTGGCGTGATGGCGGCAGTCGAAGACCGCCCGACGTTCCCGACGAGCGACGACGACGACCTCGACGTCGTCGAGCAGCCGCGCCCGGCGTCCCCGTCGTTGATCGAGGTCCTCAAGGCGCAGCGGGCGAAGCTCAGCGACGAGCGGACCTTCGACCTGCTCGTGCCCGGGTACGGCGAGCTGCTCGTGCTGCGCCTCGGGCCGATCTCGGCCGATCAGCAGGCGCGGCTCGCCGAGCGCATCCAGCGGGGGCGCAACACGCGCAACGCGAGCGTCGACACCCTCGTAACCGCGTTCCGATCGCTGCTCGCCCGCCCGACGCCCACGGCTGCGCTTGAGCAGCTCGTCGACGACGAGGGCGACCCGCTCGGGCTCGACGATCGTCTCGCCGAGAAGCTCGACCTCGGGCCGGTCCGCACCGCTCGCGACGTGCTCGAAGCGCTCTTCCGGGGCGCGAACTCGCCGACGCTCGCGATCACGGCGGCTGCGAGCGAGTTCTTCGACTGGGGCGCGAGCGCGGGCGAAGAGATCGACGAGGACTTCCTGGGGGAATCCTGAGCGGTGACCCGATTGCGGTCGCCGCGACGCTCGCAGTGCTCGGGCTCCCCGTCGAGCGGTTCCTGACGACACGCGACAGCGAAGAGCGTCTCGTGCTCGCCGCGCTCGCCCGCAAGGCGTTCGAGCTGGTCGGGGTCATGCAGCGCAACCAGGCGGCGCACGTCGTCAACGCGCTCGTCAAGGCGACGAGGTAGATGGCCGAGACGGTCGACATATTCGTCGTGCTCCGGGGCGTCGCCCAGCTCGTGCAGGGTGCGCAGCAGTCGGCGGCGGCGATCACCGAGGTAGGCGACGCGAGTGAGACGACCGGCAAGAAGGCGGCGGGCGGCTGGAAGTCGATGCTCAAGTGGGCCGGGGGCGCGGCCCTCTTCTACGGCGCGACGAAGTTCATCAAGTCGTCGGTCGACGCGACGTCGCAGCTCACCAAGGCGTCGCTCTCGCTGACCCGGCAGACGGGGCTCGATATCCAGAAGTCGAGCGAGTGGGTGTCGCTGACGCAGGAGCGGGGCATCTCGTCGCGTCAGCTCACGACGTCGATCGCGAAGCTGAACAAGATGATCGAGACGTCGGCGACCGGGACGTCGAAGAGCAACACCGAGATCGCCGCCTACCGCGCCCAGATCGACCAGCTCGCGAAGAGCGGCGCCCCGGACGCCGCGAAGCAGATGGCGAGCCTGAGCACGAAGATCGCGAGCGCGCAGGCGTCGGGTCAGAAGGCGCGGCTCGTGATGCAGCAGCTCGGCGTCCCGCTCGACTCGATCTCGAAGGGCAACACCGGCCAGGTGCTCGGCAAGATCGCCGACGCCTTCGAGAAGATCAGGAACCCCGCCGAGCGATCGGCGCTCGCGCAGCAGCTCTTCGGCCGCGCGGGGCAGCAGCTCCTACCGATCCTCATGGAAGGCTCGGCGGGGATCGACAAGTTGCTCGCGAAGCAGAAGTCGTACGGCAACTACCTGACCGACAAGTCGGTCAAGGCCAATAAGCAGGCGATCGAGCAGCAGCGCGAACTCGACACCGCGCTCTCAGGCGTCAAGGTCCAGCTCGGGCAAGCGCTGCTGCCGGTGCTCGTCACCTTCTCGAAGATGCTCGTCGCCATCGCCCGCTTCATCCGGCCGGTGACGTCCAACGCGAAGACGCTGACGATCGTGATCATCGCCCTGACGGCGGCGGTCGTCGCGTGGAAAGTCGCGACGATGGCGCAGGCGGTCGCGACGCTCGCCGCGACCGGCGCGACCGAGGGATGGACGACCGCGCAGCTCGCGCTCAACCTCGCGCTCGACGCGAACGTAATCGGGCTCGTCGTTATTGCCGTCGTTGCGCTCGGCGTTGCGTTCATCGAGGCGTATAAGCACGTCAAGTTTTTCCGCGACTTCGTCAACGAGACGTGGAAGCTGCTGCTCGCGGGCGCTCAGTGGGTGCTCGACTTTTTCGAGCATCACTGGATGGAAGTGCTCGCGACGGCGATCGCCGGGCCGTTCGGGCTCGCCGCCGTCGAGATTTACAAGCACTGGGACACGATCAAGCAGTACGCGCTCGGTGTCGTCGCCGCGATCAAGGGCGCGATCCAAGACCTCGTGAACTGGGTCGACTCGCTGCCCGGCAAGATCGGCGGGGTGCTCAAGAAGATTCCGGGCGTCAGCCTCGCCGAGAAGGCGTACGGCGGGATCACGAAGCACCTAGCGGCGGGTGGTGCCGTCACGGGCGGCGGCGCCTTCATGGTCGGCGAGCACGGCCCCGAGATGGTCGCGCTGCCCGCAGGCTCGGCCGTCAGCCCGATCCCCGAGGGCGCGCGCTTCGGTCGCGGCATGGGCGGCGAGCCGCTGACGATCATCGTCCCGGTGACCGTCGACGGGCGCGAGCTGACCCGCGTCGTCGCTCGCGTGACGTCCGACCAGCTCGCGAGACGATGAGCGCGACACCCCCGCTCGGCTGGGTTCGCATCTACTCGGTCGACCCGCCGATCTCGATCACTGCGCGCCTGGGCGCTGACCGGCCGAACGTCGATCAGGGCTACGGGGGATGGAGCGAGGTCGCACGGCCGAGACGCTCGACGCTCTCGATCTGGGTCGGTCGACCCGCGCTGCGGATGACGCTCTCGATCCAGTTCGAGGCGTGGTCGACGCAGACGTCAGTCGAGCGTCAGATCGCGCAGCTCGAACGGCTCGCGAGCCCGTCGGCGTCAGACGGTCAGCCCGCCCGCGTGAAGCTCGTCGCCCGGGGCGGCGCCGTCCCGTATCAGGCGCGCACGTGGGTCGTCGACAACCTCACGTGGGGGGACGCCGCAGCGAACTCGAAGGGCGATCGAGTGCGTCAGCAGGTCGCGCTCTCGCTGCTCGAATACATCGTCGACGTGCATGTCGATCAGGTCGCGCCGTCGCAGAAGCAGCGCGCCAAGACCACGATCGCGCAGACGAAGGCCGGGGCGTCTCAGAAGCGAGTCGTCGCGGGCAAGGGCCGCAGCGCGCCAGGCGCCACGGTGGCGCGTCTGGCGAGCACTCCTGCGACTGAGTTCGGCGACGGCGACGATCTGCTCTCGATCGCTGCGCGCGAGCTGGGCGACGCGACGCGCTGGGTCGAGATCGCGCAGCTCAACGGCATCCGCGACCCGCGCTCGATCGTCGTCGGGCAGGTGCTCCGTCTCCCGTGAGCACGCTCGCTCTCGCCGACGACGTCTCGCTCGACGCGCTGCTGCTGCTCGCCGCCAACCAGCAGATCAAGGGCAAGGGCGTCGACGTCAGCTCGCGCGTCACCGACGGGACGCTCGATCGGACGATGACCGGCGCGTCGACGATGACGATGACGCTCGAAGACGAGCGGCGCGACCTGCTCCGATCGGGGCTCTTCGAGACGTCGATCGACGTGCAGCTCGACGGGCAATGGTGGCGGCTCGTGAAGGTGAGCAAGTCGGGCGACGTGCTCACGCTCACCTTCGAGGATCGAGTCGTCGCGTACCTGCGCACGTTCAACTCGCCCCGCAAGGCGAAGCGCTCGTCGATGACGCGCGCCGAGTTCGCCCTCTCGCTCGTGCGTGAGGTCAAGCAGGGCGGCGGCGTCCCGTTCGTCTGCCCCGACCTGCACGTCGCCCAGAAGGTCGCGCCGATCGCGACGTCGAGTCAGCAGACGACCAACGCCGCACGATCGGCCGCGATCGCACCCGGGCTCTCGACCGACGCGAAGCTCACCGTGCAAGGTGCGCCAGCAACGACGCTGCAGAAGCAGAACGCGCAGCGCGTGCTCGACGTCGCTGCTTCGGTCAGCGCCGGGACCCGCCCGACGCTCGCGCTCATGGAAGCGGTGATCGTCGAGTCGGGCGTGATGAATCTCGGCTACGGCGACGCGACGTCGACGGGCATCTTGCAGGTGCTCAGCTCGACAGCGGCGGGGCTCGGGATCGACGCGCGAGACGTCGAGCAGTGCTGCAACGTCTTCCTTACGCGCGGCTTCACGGGCGCGGGCGGCGCGATCGCCGTCGCTGCGAAGTACCCGAACCTCACGGCCGGGCAAGTCGCGCAGGCGGTGCAGGGCTCGGCCTACCCGGGGCGCTACGACCAGCGTCAGACCGAGGCGCAGGCGTTCGTCGACGCCTACAGCGGCAGCTCGACGGGCGGCACAGTCGCGTCGTCGACGATCACGAGGGCGCAGCCGTATCAGTTCCAACGCGGCGGAACGAACGGCGCGAAGGAAGACTCGTGGACGTGCCTGCAGCGGCTCGCGCAGGAGGTCAACTGGCGCTGCTTCGTCGTCGACGGCGCCGTCTACTTCGTCAGCGAGACGACGCTGCTCAAGGCGAAGCCGACGCTGACGATCAGCGAGCAGACGCTCGGGGTCAGCTCGATCGACTTCGACGTCGACAACGGCAAGGCGCAGAGCACGGCGACGGTGACAGCCCGCGCCGATCGGTGGGGCACCCCGCCCGGCTCGGTCGTCGTCGTCGAGAACTCTGGCCCGGCCGATGGGCGCTGGCTCGTCGAAGAGGTCAGCCGCGACGTCTTCAACGCGCTCGCCACGATCACGCTCAAGCGCGCGACGAAGCCACTGCTCGAACCGGCGCCGTCGACGACGAGCGTCAGCAGCAGCTCGTCGAGCGGGCTCAGCGCGTCAGCGTCGCCGAGCGTCGCGAGCGCCTACGCCGCAGCTCAAGCGATCGACGCGAAGCGCTACCCGTACGTCTGGGGCGGCGGGCACGCGCACTGCGGCACACCCGACGGGGGCGTCTCGGGCGGCGAGGGCGGCGGCATCGGCCTGATCGGCTACGACTGCTCGGGCTCGACGTGCGCAGTGCTCGCGAGCGCTGATCTCGGCTTCTCGCTCGGCGGTCCCGCGACCGTCTCGGGCACGATCGCGTCGAGCTGGGGCGCGCCCGGGAAGGGGCAGGGGCTCACCGTCTACGCGAGCAGCGTGCACGTCTTCATGGTCTTCCACACCGACAGCGGCGATCAGCACTTCGGGACGGGCAACTGGGGCAAGAGCTGGGACGGCCCCGGCTTCAACCCCGAGATGCACCCGCTCGACGGCTTCACCGCTCGACACTGGCCCGGCACGTGAGCGACCTACTCTCAGAAGTCATCCGCAGCGCGCCGCCCGAGCTGCCGACGCCCGTCTCGGCCGTGCGCGCAATCGTCGCGAACACCGCGACCGACCCGACCGACGACCTCTACGTCACCGTCGCCGCCTTCGACGGCAGTCGTCAGCGCTGGGGGCCGGTGCGCTGGGTGCCCTCGAACGGGCTACCCGCAGCCGGTGATGAGTGCCTGCTCGTGCTGACCGAAGAGGACGGCACCCCGTGGGCGCTCACGAGCGCGCCCGTCTACGGGACGGGCGAACCCGGGCCACCCGGCCCCGTCGGGCCAGAGGGTCCGCAAGGCGACACCGGCCCACCTGGCGGGCCGGGTCCGGCGGGGCCACAAGGCCCGAAGGGCGATCAGGGCACGGCAGGCGGCGCAGGCCCGGCCGGTCCCGCTGGCCCCGCAGGCGCGCCGGGCTACCCCGACACGACGGGGAAGCTCAACGACGTCCTCACCGTCAGCACGAGCGGCGCCGCCCCGACGTGGCAACCGACGCAGCCTGCAGGCTCGACGATCGAGTACGTCGGCGCCTACGACCCGGCCGCGACCTACCACGACGGCGACTACGTCATCGGGGCCGACGGGCTGACGTATCAGTGCGTCAAGGAAGGCACGACGGGCGTCACCCCGGCACCGTTCGGGACGTCGGGGCTCGGCGTCCCGACCCCGGTCGTCAACGGCCAGTGGGTGAAGGGCGTCGGCGGCGTCCCGGTGTGGTCAGCGATCACGCCCGCAGACGTCGGGCTACCGAAGATCACGAGAAGCGCGCTCTCGGCGGGACCACCAGCGAGCCCGGCCAACGGTGATATCTGGCAGGTGACGGGCATCGACGGCGCTGGCGGCGTCTGGCAGTTCGCCTACAACGCGGGCTCATCGTCGGCGTACAAGTGGGAGTTCATCGGAGGCTCGCCGATCCTCGTCGTTGGTGGCGCGAGCGGCCTGATCAGCGCGGGCTTCGCCGTGTCCGCGCCAAACTGGTACTCGCCCGGCTCGGGCTTCAACTACACCGTCCCGAGGCCCGGCGACTACACGCTTCGCGACGGCACCGTGACGCTCGCGAGCGCCACCGGGGCGGCGTACGCGCTCGCCGGGTTCTTCAAAAACGCCGCCGCCCCGACGCTCATCGGGCATACCCCGTTCACGGCCCAGAGCATCGCCGCCGACGCCTCGGTCACGATCCCCTGCCACGTCTGGACGTTCGCCGGTTGCGTCGCCAACGATCTGCTCGGGCTCGCCGTCGCGACGCAGGCCAATGGGACGATCACGTTTAGCGAGGTCGCGTACGCCGTCTACCCGAGGCGAATCTCGTGACCGACGTCGTCGACGAGCGAGCTGTCCCCGACCCGACGACGACGCGCTGGGTGCCCGTCGGCCCCGGCCCGAACCCGCTCGCGAATCTGAGCTACCTCGGCGACTGGGCATCGGGGCAGTCGTACGTCAGGGGCAACGTCGTCGTCTACAACGGCGTCCTCTACGAGTGCGTGCAGGCGACGAGCGCCGCCCCTGTCCCGTTCCCCGGGCCGGGCCTCTACCGCGTCCCGGCGATCGGCTCGCGCGTTCATCTCGCGGCAGCTCAGACGATCCCGTCGACGGCCGGAACGAAGGTGCTTTTCGACACCGTCGACCGGGATGACGGCGGCTGGTGGGACGCCGCGAATCACTGGATGGTCGCCCCGACGACGGGCTGGTACACCTTCGCGGCGGTCCTGCTCTGGGCTGCTGCGAGCGCGGCGACCTACCTTTCGACGCAGCTCGCCGACGAGACGACGGGCGGGATCAGCTTTCAGAGCGACAGCGTGCCCGCGAACGGTGGCGCTCTGCTGGCTTGCGGTGGCCCCGTGCCCTTGACGGCGGGGCATCACTACAGCATCCACGCCTATCAGCAGAGCGGAGCCAACCTCAACGTCAACGCGGACGCTCGCTGTCACTTCGCGCTCGTGCAGCTATGACCAACGTCGTCGTCGAACCGCTCGCCTCGCCCGACCCGGCGACGACGAACTGGGTCCCGCTCGGACCGGCTGGCCCCGGGCTTCCGAGCCCGATCGTCAACGGGCAGTGGGTCAAGGGCTCGGGTGGCGCGGCGATCTGGGCGCCGATCACTCAGCCGGACCTCCCGAACCCGCTACGCGAGCAGGAGCAGCAAGCGCCCGGCAACGACGCGAATCAGGCTCAAAACACCGGCTGGTACCGGCTCGACACCGGGGCTGCGAACGGCCCCAACTCGGGGCTCTACTGGCACCTATTCGTCCTCAACATGTACGGCAACCAGCTTCGGCAGACCGCTTACGCGATGGGCGATCAGTCGACGGTGCTCGGCAAGCAGGACACCTACACCCGGCGCTTTGACACCGGGCCGGGAGCGTGGACAGCTTGGAGGGCTCGGGGGATCGCTCGTGTCGCGGGCGGCGTCAACACGGACGGTTCGATCAACGCCGGAACCGGCTTCACCGTCGTCCACGCGGCCACCGGCCAGTACCAGGTCACCCTCACGGTGGGGCTCGGCTCGGGTCCCGTCTGGCTCGGGTCGCCCTTCGGGTCTAGCACGGTTTTAGGAGTCAGTCCGGTGAGCGCCACGCAGGCCACCTTCCTACTTACGACGCCGAGCGCCTGGGTTGACGGCGGCTTCTACTTCGTCGCCTTTGATCCGGGCGCTGCCCCCTAGAAGGAGGATCGGATGCAGATCACGACGCAGGTCACGCTTGAGAGCGGAGACGCTTTCGCCTACACCGCTGACGCCGCCGCCGAGCAGGTGCTTGCCGCGCTCGGGGGCAACCCGACGAACGATCACTCGACCGTCGCCATCTACACCCAGCAGACGGGCTCGGCGGGGACGCCGCCGCCGCCGCCCGGGGTGCCCGAGCTGCCCGAGTCGTGACCGACGTCCCGCACTTCTCGCAGCCGTTCCGCTTCTCGAACCCGTACGCGGCGGTCACCGAGCAAGACTCGCTCGACGAGATCGCCGACTGCGTGCTCAGCGTGCTCGTCTGCCCGTACGGCTTCCGCGTCGAGCTGCCGAGCTTCGGGCTTGTCGACCCGACCTTCTCAGTGCCCGGCCCTGATCTCGATCAGATTCGCGACGTCGTCGACAACTGGGAGCCGCGCGCGTCGGCGGCGATGAGCGAGTACCCCGACCTCCTCGACGAGCTGATCTCGCACGTCGAGGTCGCCGTCAGCATCCGAACGGAGGCGTAGGCCATGTCGAGCTACATTCCCGTCCCCGTCGACACTGAGCCCGTCGACATTGCGGGCGAGGCGTTCGACTACCTCGCGACGCAGGTGCCCGGTTGGCAACCGTCGCCGGGGAACCTCGAAGCGTGGCTGATCGAGGCGCTCGCGATGATCGCGGGCGAGCTGCGCACGCTCACGGGGCTCGTGCCCGACGCGATCTTCGCCTACTTCGGCTCGTCGATCCTCGGTCTGCCGCCCTACCCCGCGCTCGCAGCGACAGCGTCGACGACGTGGACGATGATCGACGCGGCGGGCTACACCGTGCTCGCCGGGACGGTGATCGGGATCACCCCGAGCGCGTCAGGCATCTCGTACGGCTTTCAGGTCGTCGACGACTTCACGGTCGCGCCAGGCGACACCGTTGCGGCGGGTGTGCAGTGCACGGCGCTCGAAGCGGGCGCTGCCGCTAGCGGCCTCTCGGGCGCCGTGCAGGTGATCGACTCGCTCGTCTTCGTCGAGGGCGTCACGCTCGACAACCCGACGAGCGGCGGACAAGACGCTGAGACGATCGACGCCTACCTCGCACGTCTGAGCGCGCTTCTCACGCTGCTCTCACCGAGGCCGATCTTGCCGCAGGACTTCGCGATCCTCGCGCAGCGTCAGATCGAGGGCGTCGCACGAGCTGTCGCGATCGACCTCTACAACCCCGGCCCGCCGATCGACACGAACTGCCCGCGCTGCGTCACCGTCGCCGTTGCCGACTCAAGCGGCGAGCCCGTCTCGGCGGCGATCAAGACGCAGGTCGACGACCTGCTGCAGAGCGAACGCGAGATCAACTTCCTCGTCTTCGTCGTCGACCCGAGCTACACGACGATCGACGTCACCTTCGCCGCGACGAGCTTCGTCGGCTTCGACCCGGCCGACGTGCAGGCGCGCGCCGAGGCGGCGGTCGCGAACTACCTCGACCCGGGCCAGTGGGGGCTACCGAGCTTCGGCGACACGAGCGGGCGATCGTGGATCAACGCGACCGAAGTGCGCTACCTCGAAGTCGCAGGCGTGCTCGATCGCGTCGACGGGCTCGACTACGTCACCGCGCTCTCGATCGGCGTGCACGGCGGCGCGCTCGGGCAAGCCGACGTCGCGCTCGCGGGCGTCGCACCACTCACGAGGCCCGGCACGATCACGGGCGCGATCACGGCCGAGTCGTGACGACGATCGAGCGCCCCACGGTGACGGGCGGCGGCGACGGCTCACTGCAGCCGGTCCCGCCGAGCGGGCTCACGCCCGACACGTTCGCCGCCCGGCTCTACGCGATGCTCGAACCGCTCGCGCAGAGCGACTCGTCGTACGGCTGGGCACTGCTGATCCTCTGCAACGCGATCGGCACCGAGTATCAGAGCGTCGAAGACTGGGTCAGGGACACGCCCGCCGGTCCCGGCTTCTCGCTGCTGCTCGACGTCGACCGCTGTCCGCCCGAGGCGCTCGGCTGGCTCGCGCAGTTCGTCGGGGTGCGCCTGCGTTCCGGCGACAGCGACGCCGACAACCGCCACCGCATCGTCTCGACGGACGGCTTCCGACGCGGGACCTACGCCGCGATCCAGGGCGCGGCCTACGCGACGCTCACCGGCAACAAGAGCGTCTTCATCTGGGAGCGCGACCACGACCCGGCCGACACGCCCGACTATGCCTACTACCTGACCGTCTCGACGTACGCCGATCAGACGCCCGATCAGGCCGCGACCGAGCGGGCGATCCTCGCTCAGAAGCCTGCCGGGCTCGTGCTCACCTACATCGTCCAAGACGGGCAGACCTACTCGCAGGTCAAGTCGCGCTTCGCGACGTACGCCGACGTCAGCGCCGCCTATGCGACCTACGCGGCGATGGCTCACGACGAGCCCGGCGTCGCGCCCTAAAGCGCCTCAACACCACAAGGGAGGGAAGAGATGGGGGCGACGACCCCGATCCACGGCCTGCCGTACCCGGCAGAGGCCGATCGTGCAGACGTGCCCGTCGACATGGAGGCACTCGCCAACGCGCTCGACGGCGCCCTGCCGCCCGTCGTCGTCAACGGCCGCTGGCTCAAGGGCTCGGGCGGGGCGATGGTCTGGGCTGCGATCGCAGCAGCCGACGTGCCCGATCTCAGCGCGACCTACCAGCCGCTCGCCGCGAGAGCAGCAGCGAACGGCTACGCATCGCTCGACGGCGGGACGAAGGTCCCGGTCGCGCAGATTCCCGATCTGAGCGGCACGTATCAGGCGCTCGCCGGGAAGGGCGCCAACAACGGCTACGCAGGGCTCGACGCGACGGGCAAGGTCCCGGCCGCGCAGCTCCCGCCGTCAGCGGGCGCGACCTACACCGGCAGCACGGGCTTGGTCGGCTCGGCGACGACGAACTCGATCACGCATAACGGCTACGGCGCGAGGATCACGCCGACCCGCTCGGGCAAGTGCGTCTTCTCGTTCACGGGATCGAACGCCCGGCAGGGCTCGGGTGACGGGAGCAACGCATGGGCGCTCAACCTGCGCTACGGCGTCGGGTCTTCGCCCGCGCTCGGGGCGGCGCAGACCGGCACGCAGGCCGGGGCGACGCTCTCGAACTCGTACGACAGCTACGGCGGGTCGATGCACAACGGCGTCGCGACGATCGGCATCACGAAGGTCGTCACCGGGCTCGTGCTCGGCACGTCCTATTGGTTCGACCTCGCGACTCAAAACCTCGTCATCGACGCGATGAACATCGACGGCTGGGAACTCTGACAACCCGAAGGAGGATCGGATGACCACGCAAGAGCAGATCGACCAAATCAAGACCGACGTCGCCGCGCTCGAAGCGGCCAGCGCCGCCGCCGCCGATCAGATCGCGGCTCTCACCGATCAGGTGCTCGCACTGCAGGAAGGCACGATCACCGACGAGCAGATCGACAACCTGCATAACGCTCTCGCGGGCGTCACGTCCGAGCTGGTCGCCGCCGTCGAGGGCTCGCAGGACGCGCTCAACCCCGAGCCGGGCCGCTAATGCGATGACCGCGTGGTGGGAAGAGCCGTACAAGGGCGGGCCGATGGTCGCCGTGCCCGGCTTCCCGCGCCCGCTGTACCCGCCCGACGCTGCGCCGGGCAAGCAGCCCTCGATCAACGGCCCCGACGTCGAGGCGTACAAGCGGACCGTCTGGCGAGCTGGGCGCTGGCCCGGCCCGGCCTCGAACTTCGACCGCGCCTACAGCAACGGCTTCGCGCACGGCAAGAGCGGCAACGTCGTCGAGACGGGCATCGCCGGGGTGCAGCGTCAGCAGAGCATCGACGACACCGGCTGGATCGGCAAAAACACGTTCAACACGCTCCGCTCGATCCGGGTCCCGAGCGGCCCGCATGAGGGCGAAATGGCGATGGACGCGAACGCCGCGAATCTGATCGCGCAAGCGTGGGAGCTGTACGGCGGCAGCGAGCCCCCGCCCCCGTCGTCATCGTCGACGACGACCAGGCAGAAGGCGCTTCGAGCTGCGATCTCGTATCTCGGCTACAAGGAGTCGCCCGCAGGCTCGAACCACACGAAGTTCGGCTCGTGGTACGGCGTCGACTACCAGCCCTGGTGCGCGATCTTCTGCACCTACTGCTTCGAGCTTGAGGCGGGCGGCTCGCCGAGCTTCGTCAAGGGCCAGAACTACGCCTATGTCCCGTACGTCGTCAGCGACGCGCGAGCAGGGCGGAACGGGCTCAACACGACCAGCTCGCCGATCCCCGGCGATCTCGTCTGCTTCGACTGGGGCTTCGACGGCACCTACGACCACATCGGCATCTTCGAGGCGTGGGCCGAGGGGTCGGGCTCGACGTTCACCGCGATCGAGGGCAACACGTCGATCGACAACAACTCGAACGGAGGCGAAGTGATGCGCCGCACCCGCCGCGTCCCCGATCAGGCGACGACGTTCGTCAGGGTCGCGCAGTGATCGCCGGGCTCTTCTCGGGCGACATAGGGCTCGGCGTCGTGATCGTGCTCGCAGTCGTCGCGATCGTCGCGATGATCATCGTCGCCCGTCTGCTCAGACGCGACTCGATGATCCGCGTCACCCGGCTCGGCTGGTTCGTCGAGCGCGAGCGCTTCGAGGACGAGCCCCTGATCGTCGAGCGGCACGAGCACACCTGCCTACCGTCGACGAGCCGCGAGATCGACGTCGACGAAGATACGAAGACCTGGCCCGCTACCCCACCCGAGCAAGGAGGCAAGCAGTGAGCGACGAGACGACCGAGCCCGAGCCGACCGAGCCGACGACCCCGGTACCACCGGACGACCCAGAGCCCGACGACGGCGACGAGGACGAGTAGCGCGTAGAGATCGCCGGGCCTTGCCGCGAGGCCCAGGCGTGCACGACGACGGGCGAGAGATGCGACCACCGCAGGGTCGCGCTCTCGCCCGTTTTTCATGCCCTCGAAACGAAACGCCCCGCCGAGGGGCGGGGCGCTTCGGGGAGTACGTGCATCTGCCGTGGTTCCCATCCGACTCGTGCGCCGACGCTCACTCGGCTATGTGGGCGACGAGTCTACCGCGTGCCGACCGCAACGCAACCACGTCTCGGCGACGGGTCCGCAAACAGCGACCTTTTAGTGCGGGATTTGACTAGACGACCGACCCTTGAGAGCGCTAGCTTTTCGGGTTGCCGGGCTGGCGAGTGTCCCGATTGACCCGGCGCGAGGAGGCAACTCGGGAGGACGGTGTCGCCCGAAGCAGTGAGCGAGCTAGCTGCGATCCTGCAGCGCATTCGCGAGCGGCGCGCGGAGATCGTCAGCTTGCGGGCTTGTCTCGCTCAGCAAGCAGCCGAACGCTCTCAGTCAGATCGCCAAGACCCTCCTCAACCGAGCGAGCGAGATCGGTGACTTGCAGGCGCAGATGAGCGATCTCAGCGTGCAGCGTCGAGAGTGCGAGCGTCGGCTCGTCGATCCCGTAGAGGATGAACTGCGTCGAGACGCGGTAGAGCTTCGACAGCTTCGGCAGACGCTCGGGCGCAGGGATCGACTCCCCCTTCTCCCAGGCCCACACCGCGCGGGGCTGCACGCCGACGCGCTCGGCGACCTGCTTCTGCGTCAGGCCGCTCCCGTGTCGAGCTGCAGCGAGACGTCGAGCGATCGCCTGCCAGTCGAGGGCATCGTCGCTCGTCGCGGCCGACGGCTCGTCGGGTGTTTCGTTCGGTTCGATTTTGGTCGCCTCCGTCTAAAACGCGCTGGCGCAGTCTATGACTCGAAAGCCGTATGAGCAACGCTTTACCCTCTCACCCACCTCTCACTAACCACACATCGGTCGCAAACTGCGACCAACTGTCGTGAGCACGTCCTGACGACGTCGTCGGGCAGTGGTAGGCTCTGCCCCCTTCGTACTCGACACGAGGGGGAAAGGTGAAAGATCGAGACGATCGCGGCGGCACAACCGACGACGACGTCGAGCCTGAGCCCGACGTCGTCGGCGAAGCAGCGAGTCGCGGTGAAGTGCTACGCGCGGTCGGAGACTTCCTCGCTGATCTGCACCCCGGCACTCGCTGGCGCCCAATCAAGCGAGCGCGCGGCAGAGATCATCGCGGACGTCTCGATCAGGCCGGGGGTCCGCTCGACGATCTGAGTGCGAGCGATCGCGGGCTCGCGCCACTCGCGCGCTGCACGCACGGCGACGAAGGCGAAGGTCAGGGATAGCCAGTGACGCTTCGTCTCGATCGGGGCGAGATCGAAGGCGTCGACGACGAGCGCTTCGGCGGGCAGCTCGCCGATCCCGACGTTGGCGGCGCGGGCGACTCGAAGCTGACGCTCGGCGTCGGCGACAGCGTCGCGAGCGGCGACGAGCTTGCTCTCGATCAGCTCGCGCTCGGTGTCGCTCTGCGCGGGGTTCGAGATCGCGAAGTCCTGGGTCGCGCTGAGCTTCGCGCGGGCGTCGTCGAGCACGACGGTCGCGTCGGCGACGGCGGTGTCGTCGAGCATCGGCTGCTCGGACCAGTCGGCGTAGGCGCGCTTCCACTCGTCGACGACGAGCTGCTCGACGGGCTCGGCGGCGACGCTCATGCCGGGGCAGTCGCCGCCGCCGCGCGAGAAGCCGCAGCGGAGGTACAGCTTGCCGCTCGGGTGACGGAAGTAGGTCATCGACTTGCCGCAGAGCGAGCAGCGCACGAGGCCGGTGAGCAGGTAGGTCGTCTTGCTCGCGCGCTTCGCACCGCGCGCTCGGTTCGCACGTTTGTAGAGGTCCTCGGTCACGATCGCGGGGTGAGCGTCGGGCGTCTCACGCTCGCCGTTATGGGCGATCCCGAGATACGTCTTCGACTTGATCATGTCGAAGAGGCGGCTCTGGGTCCAGTTCGGTTGATGCTCGACGCCTTTGCGCTCGAACTTGCGCGGGAGCATCGCGGCGGCGTTGAGCGACTTCGCGATCTGGACCCACCCCATGCCCGACGCGCGCATCTCGAAGGCGCGCTCGACGATCGGGGCTTCGATCGGGTCGAGCGCGAGCGGTGTGCCGCGCCCGTCGGAGCGGCGATACCCGAAGGGAATCTGCAGGTGCACGCCGCGCTCGATCGCGTTGCGGACGGTTTTGTCGAGATGGTCTTCGCGCTTGTCGAGTTCGTTTTCGTTCATGAGCAGACGCATCGTCGTGCCGATCTTGTCGCGCTTGAGCGAGAGATCGCCGTCGCTGCAGATGATCTCACCGTCGACGTCCTCGATGGCGGCGATCACGTCGAGCCCCTGACGCATATTGCGCATGAAACGGTCAGAGTGAGCGGCGACGATCCCCGCTGCTTCGCCGCTCTTGATCATCGCGAGCGCGCGGCGAAAGCCGGGACGCTCGGCGGTCTTACCCGAGAAGTCTTCGTCGGTGATCAGGTTGTCGAGCAGCTCGACGCCGCGAGACTGCGCGAGCTGGTCGATCGTGCGCATCTGCTCGCTGAGCGAGATGTAGCGATCGCCCTTCGAGCGACGATCGCCGACGCGCGAGACGCGGGCGTAGGGGATGAATGGAAGAGCTGTAGCGGTCACGGTTGCCTCCGTTCGTTGGTGAGCAACCATAGTAGCTCATTCTTCCGTCCCCGTTGCGGGAGAGATGAAAGAGCTACTACACCGCGATCGCGCTCAGCTACACGGTTTTTCGAGAACTCGAAGGGTGTCCGGCCCGACCTAAGCCGCTCTGTCACTGCAGCTCTGCTGAGCGGTGGAGCTTCGGCAGGTGCGGGACTCGGCGTGAAAGCGCCTGCACCCGCCCTTCGACTAGACGCGAGCGAGACGCCGGACGGCGTCGAGGCAGTCAACCAGCGCGCGCCCGGCCTCGCTCGTGTCGGACCTGTCCCCGAGCAAGGAGGACGATCTGCGTTCCTACCTGCCCATCGTGGCGGCGATCTATGCCGCCCTAGTGCTGCTCGCCCCAACGAGCAGCGCGCAACCGATGAGCCCGTCGACGCTCGTCTCGGACTTTCTCTGCATCCACTCACACGAGGGGAGCTGGACCGATCCGGGCGCGCCGTACTACGGCGGGCTGCAGATGGACTGGCAGTTCATGAGCACCTACGGCGGCGAGTACCTGCGTGCCTGGGGCACCGCCGACCACTGGCCCCCGTCCGTGCAGATCGCGGTCGCGATGCGGGCCTATCTCTCGGGTCGCGGGTTCTACCCGTGGCCCAACACCGCCCGCCAGTGCGGGCTCATCTGATCGGAGGATCGCCATGGACGTAGAGCGGGTCTGTCTCGCTCTCGACGTCGGCCCCGACGAGCTGCTCGACGTCTCACGTCGGGAGGCCGCTCGGCTGCTGCGCGTCGCTGCGGAGAAGCTCGACGACCCAGACGTCGACGTGAATCGCGCGCTCGACGTCGCGCAGAGCGCGAGCCGATGGCTGGTGCTCTGCGAGCTATTCGATGAGAGCGGCGGCGGGACCGAAACGGAGGCAAAGCCGATCCCGACACCCGCCGCCGCTGCCGACAAGAGTAGCCAGCCCGAGGATTGGTCGGCGTGATGCCGCGCAGCTCGGACGGCTACCTGATCTGCCAGGCGTGCGGCTGCGACGAGCCCGCTGAGCCGTGGAGCTACGTCGTGCTGCTCGACTCGCTCGAACTCGAAGTGATCGTCTGCCCGCGCCATGCGCGCGAGCTGGTGACGGCGAGGTCGTTCGTCGAGGCCGACGAGGGGGCGACGACGTGAAGATATTTCTCGACGAGCGCGACTTCACCCGCTGGGTCATCAAGGAAGCGGAGGCGCGGTTCTGGCAAGCGAAGCATCCCGGCAACGCGCAGATCGTGCGCGGCAAGGGAGGGAAAGCCGTCGCCCATCCCGACAAGAGCGCAGCCGGGCTCCCCGACCTCATCCTCGTACATCACGATCACGGCGTCGTCTGGGCCGAGTTGAAGATGCCTGACACTCGCGGCAGGCTCGGCGAGCTGCGCGCCGAGCAGGTCGTCTTCCTGTGCACGCTGCGCGAGGCGGGCGAGCGCGTCTACGTCTGGGGGCCGCAGCACCAGCACGAGATCGAGGAAGTGCTCGACGGCGATCTCTCGTCATCGCGCCTCTTCGACGAGGCGGCGGTATGAGCGCCGCGCAGGAAGCTCAGCAGGGGATCGAGAGCGTCGCGGCGTTGCGCTTGTGGTCGGTGACGACGCTTCTCAAGGACGGGCTCGGGACCGGCGAGGGACTCGTGCGCTGGGGCCGGGGCCAGGTCGCCGAGATCGCGCTCGACAAGCGCGCGACGATCGACGCGATGATCGCCGACAGCGGGCGCGAGGCGGCGGTGAAGTGGCTCGTCGGTCAGAGCTACGAGTGGGTCGATCGAGCGCGGGTGCGCGGGACGGACGTCCACAAAGCCGCCGAGGCGATGGCGCTCGGGCTCGAACCGCCCGAGCTTGCACCCGAGCAGCGCGCGGTGATCCGGCCGTACGTCGAGCAGCTCGCGCGCTGGTTCGACAAGTGGCAACCGACCTTCCTGCTCGCCGAGGCGCCCGTCTACAACGTCAGCCGCGCCTACGCCGGGACCTGCGACGGGGTGATGGAGCTGCAGGGACGTCGGTTGATCTTCGACTACAAGACGACCGAGAAGGGGCCGGACGCGAACTCGCGCCCGCCGTGGCCCGAGGTCGCGCTGCAGCTCTGCGCGTACTCGCGGGCCGAGATGGTCGGGCTGATCAGCGAGCAGCGCTACGACGGGCGCTCGCGCCGTTACTACCTGTTCGACCCGACGTCGCATCACGAGCCGATGCCCGAGGTCGACGGGGCGCTCGCGATCGTGATCTCGCCTTACGACTGCTTCGCGCAGCCGACTCGGATCGACGACGAGGTCTGGGAGGCGTTCCTCCATACGCTCGCGTGCGCGACGTTCCAGACCCAGACGTCGCGCGACGTCTTCCGGGGCGGCGTGCTCGACGCGCAGCGGGAGGCCGATTGACGTGGCTGGTGATCCTGCTATTCGTCCTGGTGGCGGTGGTGCTCGCGTGGGCCGCGCGCCGATGAAAGTCGAGCGCTGCCGCTCGTGCAAGGCCGAGATCAGCTTCGCGATCACGTCGAAGACGGGCAGTCGCATCCCGCTCGACGTCACGCCCGGCCCCGACGGGAATATCGCGATCGTCGGCCGCTCGGGGACGGGCGTGCCGATCGCTCACATCTTCCGCAAGGCCGACCTCGAACTCGCGCGCGACTACGGCGCGGTCGAGCTGTTCACGACCCACCTTGCCACCTGTCCAAACGCCGCCCAATGGCGGCAACCACGAACGAAGGGAGCAACATGAGCAGCACCCCTGCAGTCGCACTCGTCGAGGGCACGAGTAAGGGCGAAGACCCCGACGCGGGCAAGATGTTCGACGTCCCGCGCGTCGCGGTCGTGATCGACGAATCCGACCCGACCGTGCTCAAGATCGCATTTTCGGGCTCGGTCGAACTCGATCGCACGAACGGCAAGGAGGTCGGCTTCTACAACGACCTCAAGGCCGGGCAGTCGCACGAGCTGGTCGTCACCGTCCATACGGCCGGGGCGCAGATGCGCCATCGCCGCGACAGCGAGGGCGACGTCGATGCGATCGTGCAGACCAAGTCGCTTGTCGTGAGCGACGTCTACCTCGAACGCCCCGAGTCATGAGCGGCGAGCTTCCCGAGAGCGCCTATCCGCGCTGTCTCGTCTGCGGGGAAGCTGCCCGTCCGAGCCCGCGCGTGCTGCACGAGGTCGTCGGCTACACGCGACCTCGCAGCGCGGGCGGGGCGAACCACATCATCGCCCGGCGCGAGACAGGTCGGGTCGTCTGCGCGGTCTGCGCCGAGTGGGTGCAGGCGAGAGTCCCCGAGGGGCAGGGGGTGCTCGTATGAGCGTCACCACTCTCGTCCCCCGGCCCGATCTCACCGCGTCGACGGCGCGCCAGCTCACCGACTCGATCAAGGCCGACGTCGAGAGCCTCTGGGATCGCTTGCTCAGCGCGTACGAACGAGGCGCGCACACCGCGCTCGGTTACGACTCGTGGGCGGACTACATGCGAGAGGAGTTCGGCACCGCGAAGACGCACTCGTATCAGTTGCTCGATGCGGCAAAGGTCGCTCGTGCGATCGCTCAGTTCGCCGTGGCGAACTCGACGCCGCCGAAGGGCGAGAGGGTGGCCCGCGAGCTGGTGCCGATCTTGAAACAGAAGGGAGAGGAAGCCGTGGCTGACCTATGGGTTGAAGTCGTCGACGAGCACGGACCCGAGCCGACGGCCGAGGAGACGCGCGGCGTCGTGGTCGAGCATCAACACCGGATGGCGGCGATGGCGAAGCGACAGGGCAAGCCGGGACCGAGACGCAAGACGCTCAATCGCGACCAGGTCGAGTTCGGCCGCAACCTGCGGGCGATGGCGCTCTGCGCTGAGTACGCATCGCTCAAGCTCGCGTCGAAGACGAAGGCGCAGCGCGCCGACCGCGACGATCTGCTCGAACTCGACGGGGCGACGTTGCGCGAGTGGCAGGAGGCCGTCCGGGTGATCGACAACGCCTCGCGACAGCTTCGTCGCGTGACCGGCATCAAGCCGAAGGATGGGAAGGAGGCGACGACATGAGCGCCGAGTCGAATCTCGTCCCTGCGCCCGACGACGCCGAGATGGAGATCGGCTGGGTGCTGCTCGCCCCGATCCGCATCCCGAGCTACCAGCGCGAGGCGTTCGAGAATCGGATCAAGCGGCTCAGCCCGTTCGATACGCGAGCCTGCGGGACGCTCGAACTCTCGTACCGCGATCGCGTGCTCTGGGTCGTCGACGGGCAGGCGCGTCGTGCGAAGGCGATGCGCGACGGGCTCGATCGACTGCCGGGGCGCGTCAACTACTACCTAACCGAGCCCGAGGAGGCCGAGATGTACCTGCGGCTCAACCGGGACCGGCTGGCGGTTAGCGCGCTCGATCGCCACAAGGCCGAGTCGATCGCGCTCGACCCGCGTGCGATCGCGCTCGACGACGTCTTGCACCGCAACGGGCTCGTCGCCGCGACCGCATCGAGCAACGGGCTCGAACCGTTCCGCTCGATCAGCAAGGCCGAGTCGGTCTACGACGACGGCGGGGCCGAACTCGTCGAGCGGGTGCTCAAGCTGCTCATCGACGGACTGCCCGGCGACACGCATCGCTTCCGAGGTACGCTCGTCGGTGGGCTCGGGTTCTTCCTCGCTCGCGACTCGTGGGGCGCAGACGACAAAAAGGTGCTCGCGGCGCTTCGACGCTCGACGGGCACGCAGCTCGACGAGAAGATGCGCCACGCGCAGGCGCTCTCGGGCAAGGTCACGACGGGCTCGTACGTCTACATGGCACGAGCGATCGCCGTCGCGGTCTACCGCGAGCGCGGGGCCACGTGGAAGCCAACACGAACGGCGACGACACCGGCACCGACCGACCCCGAGCAGCTCGACGTCGACGATGACGGGGGCGAGTCGGCATGAGCCCCGAGCCGCTGATCAGCCTACAACGCCGTCTGACGATCGTCGGCGCGATCCGGGCGGGCGGTGAGAAGCCCGACCGGGGCGTCGGCAAGAAGCTCGAACACTGGCGGATCACGAGCCCGAGACGTCAGCTCGTCGAGCAGGCGTCGGCCCTTTACGGCGGGGCCGTGTCGAAGTGGACGAGCCCGATCGGCGAGGAGTGGCAGTGCTACACCGACGTCGACGAGCTGCCCGTGCTCGTGATGCCGAGCTACAGCGTGCGGCAGTCGTACGAACTCTGGGAGGGCGCGACGAAACGGACGCGGCTCTGCGACGGCGTCGAGGACGAGCTGAGCGGCGGGCCGTGCATCTGCAACGCCCAGGAGGACGACAAGTGCGATCTCTACACAAGGCTCGTGGTCTGTCTGCCAGCGCTCGACACGGTGCTCGGCTGGCGGCTGATCACGCGCGGAACGGTCGCGGGTCACGAACTTCCGACCATGATGGCGCTGATCAACGCGCAGGCGGGCGGGGCGACGTTCGTCCCGGCGAAGCTGCGTCTCGACCAGCGCAAAGGTGTCAAGGACGGGCAGACGGTTCGCTACGTCGTGCCCGTGCTTGACCTCGCAGTCAGCTACCTCGCCCTGGCAGGTCCCGCCGCTGACGGCTCGGCCCGGGAGCTGCCATCGGGTGCGTCTCCAACCCCGCACCCACCGAGGCGTGAGCCGACTGTCGAGCAAGCCCTGAGCGCCGTCGCCCAACCGGCTTCCCCGCAACGGAACCCAAGCCGGACGGCGGCGGCGTACGGGCCTGTCGACGATCTCGACATGGACTCAGTCCGAGCCCCGGCCGTCCCCTCGGAAGCACCGCAGCCGCAGCAGACGACAGCGACAGCACCGCCCGAGGCGGCGACGAGCAGCCAGACGAAGGCGATCACCGACCCGCAGGCGCGCAAGCTCAACGTCCTCGTCGGGAAGCTGCGACCCGATCATCTGACGACCGAGCATCTCTACCAGGCGGTCGCGAAGATGCGCAATCTCGACGTCGGGATCATGGCCCAGGTGATCGAGGGCTCGATCGACGCCGACGGGGTCTTCCACTTCGGCCCGCTGCGCGACAGCCTGACGCGCGTCGAAGCGATGCAACTCATCGACCGACTCGTGCAGCTTGAGGGTCAGGCGGGCGTCGGCGAGACGGCAGGCGAGCAGCCAGAGCGTCCGGCGAGCACGTCTGCGGGTGATGCCGACCCCGGCCCTGACCCGTCGAGGCCGCTCGCGTTCGGCGAGTTCCCGGCCGGGTACTGAGATGGTCGATCTCGACGTCGTCGTCGTACGTGCGCGCGAGTTCCAGACGTTCGCCGACGGGCTCGACGAGTCGGGGATGCACGACAGCGCGAGACGTCTCAGGCTCGCGGTGTACGACGTCTATGAGCTGGTCGACGAGCTGCTCTCCGAACGATCGGCCCGCGTCGCGATGCAGGCGAACTACGAGCGGGCGCTCGACGTGCTGAGCGTCCGTGCCTGCGAGACGTGCTCGGCGAGGGCCAGAAGTGCTGTCGAAGAGGAGGTCGGGTGAGTGACGTCGAGCCCGAGAGCAACGGCAGCGAGGGGATGCCGGTCGACGAACTACAAGAACTCATCCGCAGCTCGTTCGAGCACCCCAACGTCGACGACGACGGCACCTTCCGTCTGCTCGTTCGCACGGCGCCCGAGATCATGGCGCTACCCGAGCCGCCCGAGTCGCACCGTCTGCTCGGGCCGCTCGTCTTTCGGGGCAACCGCACGATCGTCGTCGGCGACACCGGCCACGGCAAGACGAGCTTCGCTCTGCAGATGCTCGCGGCGATCCTGCGCGGCGACCCGATGCTGCAGTGGAAGGGCGCCGGGGTCGGGCCGGTGCTCGTCGTCGATCTTGAGCAGGGCATCCGCTCGATCAAGCGCGGCATCCGCGAAGCGGGGCTCGAAGACGACGAGAGGCTGCTGTACGTGACCGTCCCCGACGGGCTCGCGCTCGACCAAGACCGCGACCATCTGATCGCGCTCAGCGAGACGCTCGCCGTGCACAAGCCCGTCGTCGTGCTGCTCGACCCGTTCTACAAGGCGCACCGGGCCGAAGAGCCGAACGCCGAGCGGCCGATCATCGACCTCATGCGTCTACTCGACTCGCTACGGACGGCGTTCGGGTTCGCGCTGATCATGCCCGCCCACCCGCGCAAGGACGTCGGCGGGGCGAAGGACGGGGCGCGCAAGCTGACGATCCACGACGTCGCCGGGTCGGGTGCCGTCACGAGGGGCGCCGAGATCGTGATCGCCGTCGAGCGGATGGGGCACGGCTACGCGCGGCTGCGCTACCTCAAGGACCGCGACGGCGAGCTGCCCGTCAACGACTCGATCGGGATGCTCTTCAACAAGGACGACGGCTTCCACCTGGACCCGCGCAGCGTCGAGACGGACGAGGGCGTCGAGACGCTGATCATGGAGACGACGCTCGGCTGGGCGACGACGACCGAATGGGGAAAGCATCTGCGCGTCCGGCGCGATCGCATCGCAGCGATCCTCGAAGGCATGGCGGCACGCGGGCACGTCGCCTACGCTGTCGGCCCGGCCGGAAAGCGCGCCGATGCGAAGTGCTACTCGACGCGACAGGAGCACGTCTCCAGGCTTTTCGACGTCGGGGAGGACGCTGATCAGGGTGAGCCCGCTCAGCCTGTCCCAGAGGGTCGGGACAAGCTGGGACAACATCGTCCCGCCCCGTCGGGCGAGGACCCTGTCCCCTTTCCCCCCCCTGTAAGGGGGGGAAAGGGTAGGGACAGGCTCGCCGACGACGATTTCGCCCCGGACAAGCAGAGCGACGCCGAACGGCCGAATCCCCTCCTCGAAGGGCTCTCATGATCGAGGTCGAGTGCGGTGGGTGCGGCGTCGTCTTCGGGATGCCCGACCGCCTCTACGAGAACCTGCGGAGGACGGGCAAGAGCTTCACGTGCCCGAACGGCTGCACGCGGCATTTCATCGTCGAGCCGACACCCGAGCAGAAGCGGCTCGCCCAACTCGAAGACGAGCTTGCGCGTCGCGTCGGTCAGGCGTGGGACGTCTCGGCCGAGTGGCAGCGCTGCTATCGCGAAGCGCTCGACGAACTGCGCCGCTGCCCGATCTGCGGCGAGTCGACGGGCCGGGCGCGCTCGGTCAAGACGATCAAGGCGCGAATGGTCGAGCATCTGACGAACGAGCACGGCGCGCGGGCTCGTCTGCGAGCGATCGAACGGGCGACAGGGGTCAGCTCGTGAGCCTCGAACGTCGAGACGATGATCGTCGAGTCGCGGATCGAGCGGGTCGTCGTCGACGGCACGCTGCAGTGGAAGATCGAGCGCTGGAAGCGCTGGCGTCGATGGGGCTGGGACATTCAAGCGTTGGTCGCTCGCGATGAGCGTTCGGTCGTCTGCCTCGCGTGCCGAACGTCGAGCCGACGTCCCCGCTGAGCTGGCCTGGCTCGCGAAGCTGCCCGGCTACCGGGCCGAGATCAAGCGCCGCATCGACGAGGCCGCTCGCGCTCGTGAGCTGCGCACCCGGCGCGTCGAGGCGTCGCTCGCTCGCGGCTTCGAGCCGACGAACGGCACGACGGCGAGACAGCCGATCGACGACAGGTTGATCGCTCGCGGGCTGCGCGAGCTGTTCGACGGGCTGCACGACGACGACGTCGACAACCTCGGGCGCGAGGTCGAAGGCTGCGGATGACGTGTCGTCAACACGCAGTCCAACCGTCGTGCGCGCTATCGTTCGGCTCTCATCAACCACGCGGGCGATCTCGACTCCCCGGCAAAACCCCCATGCGGCAGCGGAGAGGGCGAGTGAGGCTCGCTTCCAAGCCGTCAGATCAGAGGGGGATTCCCAGATGAGTACGACCCAGAACGTCCGCGCCGAGTTGGTAAATCTCGCCGCCCCGCTTCGGACGCAGGTCAAGGCGCTCGACAAGGAGATCGCTGACGCCGAGTCAGCGCTCGCCGACATGCACGCGACCCGTCGAGACGCAGCTCGTGCGCTCTCGCTGCTCGACCCGACCTTCGAGCCGAAGTCGAAGCCGGGACCGAAGCCGAAGACGTCGAGCAGCGGCGGCACGCACGTCGCGCCCGACACCGTCGATCGCATCCAGACGTGGCTACGAGCGCACGCGAACGGCGAACCGTTCGCCCCGCGCGAGCTGATGGAAGCGGGCTACGACGTGACGTCTCGCGCGACGCTGACGAACGCGCTGCACCAGATGCACGAGCAAGGTCTGCTTCGTCTCGATCGCCGGGGCATGGGCGGCGCGAAGTTCTACCGCTTCGCCGAGGCGAGCTGAGTCGACGATGGCTGGCAAGCACCTGACCCTCTACGACTTCCGCGATCTCGACCTCATGCTCAAGCTCGACGAGGTCGGCGGTGCGAGCGGTGCGTCGACGAAGGAACTCGCCGAGTCGATCGGCTTCGACGACGACGCGCAAGCAGTCGGGCAGCGAGCAGCGTGGATGCGGCGCTTCGGCATGTTCGACTTCGACGAGGAGCGTCGCTTGTGGACGCTCTCAGAAGGCGGCGAGCGAGTCGTCGCCGCGAAGCTCAAAGCCGCCCAAGCGAAGACGATCGACACCCTGCCCGACGAGCAGCTCGTCGACGTGATGGCACACGTCACGACCCGCTACCGGCTCGGCGACCCGATCATGGCGACGATGCTGCGCCGCGAGTTCGCCTTCGGGACCAACCCGCGCTCAGCCGCCTACAACGGCCACCGGAGGAGGCGATGAGATGAGCTTCGAGCCGTCACGTGCACGGCGCGGGCTCGACGTGCTGCTCGCGGTCGCGCCGCATCTCGATCTGATCGACGCGACCATCCCCGGCGAGCCCGACGTCGAGAGCTGGCGTCCGTGGCTGCGTGTCGATCTCGGCCAGCCGAGCGAGGGCCGCATCGAGGCGTACGCCGTGCAGAGCTACGCGATCTGGCGCGAGACGGGCGCCGTGCACCGAATGCGAGGCGACGGCGCAGTCGACGACGACCCCTTCATCGAGCCCGCCCCGGTCGACTCGTACAACGCGGTCGTCCGGGCGCAGCTTCGCGAGGCGATGCGCCTGCTCGCGATCGCTCGCGACGAGTGGATCGAGCAGCGAGTCGCCTACCCGACGCACCACTGGCTCGACTCGCTCAGCGAACTCGTCGACGCCGTACCGGCCGAGGCCGTGTCGTGACCCTCTGCGCGCTCTGCGGGCGAGGGCTCAGCGGCTCGTCGACGGTGCTCACCGTCGATACGGGCAAGCCCGGCGAGCGCTCGCTCGACTTCTGCAGCGATGCGTCGGGCTGTCGCCGTGCAGCGTTCGATCGCTTCGTCTCGATGCGAGGCCGCAACATGCCGATCCCGACGAGCTACGCCGTCGTCGCCGACGTGCTCGGCAACATGGCCGAGAGCGTCGCGTCCCGTGACTCGTTCGAGGGCTCGATCGAGTACCTCATGCCCGACGTGCCCGAGTGGGCGCAGCGGGGCGAGCCCCGACCCGAGGGCTTCGAGGACGTCGAAGTGCTCATGCGCTGCAGCTACCGGATCGGGAACTCGATGGGGCAAGGCGGTCTGCGCGTCTACGGCTCGATCAACGAGACGAGCGAGGCGGCGCCGTGAACGTCGAGCGGCTCACCCCGTGGGCGCTGCTCGTCTCGGGCTGCTTCACGGCGACACTTGCGCTCGCCACCGAGCACGACCCGCTCGCGCCCGTGCAGCTCGCGGTCGGGATCGCGATCGTCGCGTCGGGCGGCTTCCTGCTCGGCTGTCGTCGGACCCGCGCTGCGTTCGTCTCGACGCTCGACAACGCGATCGCGCGTCTGCCGGGCAGCATCGCCTTCCACGAAGACGACGACGGGCATCTGCACGCGCTCGTCGTCACGCGCGGCGGCGATCTGCGCACGATCGACGTCCCCGACGAGCAAGCGGGCTCGCCGACAGAGGCGGTCGCGTACGTCTGCGAGACGCTCGGGAGCGAGCTATGAGCGCGCCCGAGGGGAAGTCGATGGCTGAGCTGAGACGTCTCGTCGCCGAGAGCAACGCCCGTTTTGACCGCATCGGCGAGGTCTGGAACGACCTGAGCAACGACGAGCAGGATCGCCTCGTCGAGCTGGCCGAGAGCCTCACCCGCTGGGAGTCGCCGCCCGAGGTCGACACGTTCGGCGAGCTGCTCACCGCCGTCGAGCTGAGCGCGAAGGCGATCCTCGCGGGGCGAGAGCGCGACATACCGCTCGCGATGATTCGGATGGTCGACCACGTCGAGAGCGCGACCGCGATCGCTCTGCGCGTGAGCCGCGACACGCTCGACAAGATCGGGAGCAGCAGTGGATGAGGCGCGCGTGATCATCGTCGGCGAGTGCTACCTCTGCGGGCGCGTCTTCACGTTCAACCCGCACCGCGTGCCGAGCTACGACCCGTCGCTCGACGACCCGAGCAAGCGGCCCGGCCGACAGCCGATCTGCGAGACGTGCATCGAGCGCGTCAACGCAGCGCGCAGCGCTCGCGGGCTCGACCCGTGGCCCGTCTACGCCGACAGCTACGAGGCGATCTCGCCTGCCGAGCTATGAGCGCGCGCGTCAACTTCACGACCGGCGAACTCGACGCCCTACGCCGCATCGCAGACGCCCGGCGCGAGCTGGGCGAGATCGCCGACTACCTGCTGCACGAGCCGACGTCGAAGCGCCCGCACCGTGAGGATTTCGGGCGTCGGCTCAACGCCGTCAAGGCGAGCCTCGGCACCGTCGAGCAGCTCGTGCCCGACCTGCTCGCGGGCCGCGCCAGGGGCGAGACGTGAGCGACGTCGGGCAACCCGAGATCGAGGAGGACCGGGTCTTTCGAGTCGTCGCGACGAAGTCGATCACCGCGACTTTCAAGGTCTACGCCGACGACGAAGACGACGCGCGCTTTCAGGTCGAGAACCCGGTCGACTCGTACAGCTTCGGCGTCGACGTCAACGACGCGGAGCACGTCAGCGAAGACGAGTGGGACGTGAGCACGATCGAGGAGACGACGTGAGCGACGTCAAGCGCAGCGAGCAACCGTCGGACGAGCTGGGGGAGTTGGCCGACTACATGCTCCGTTGGAAGGCGCGGCATCGGCTCGGCGATCAGACGCGCGCCGTCGTGTTCCTCGAAAACGACGAGCGCTGCATGACCGCTCTCGACGGCTGGGAGTCAGATCACGAGGCGATCGCGGCCGTCTTCGCTCATCTCGCCGCCGTCTTCGAGGCGAACGGGCAGAAGCTCGTCGTCGCTCCGCTGGGGCGTGGATGAGCGAGCGCGAGCTGCAGGCTGAGATCGAGATCGCCGCGCTGCAGCAGGAGATCGAGCAGCGCTTGCACGAGCTGGCGGTCGTCTCGTCACCCGAGGAGGTCGTCGACTACGTCGCGTCGATCCTGCGCCGGATGCGCGTCGAGATCGAGCCCGAGTGAGCCCGCTCCTCGTCATCGGCTTCGTGATGCTCGCCTACCTCGTCGGGCTCATCTACGGCTGGCGAGCGACCGTGCGGCACTACCAACGGCGGGACCGTGAGCGCTGGCGCTGACGCGATCCGGCTGCTCGCGCTGCGCAGCGAGCACGGCTACACCGAGCGCGTCGACCGGGCGCTGCCCGACGAGCCCGAGGCCGTCTCAGCGGCCGAGCAGCGCTACCAAACGAGGCAGGCGGCACGACTCAAGGCCGAGCGCGAGCGCGAGACATGGCGCAAGGCGCGCTCGTCGATCCTGCTCGCGATCGAGAGCGTGCACGTCGAGGTCGACGTCGAGAGCGAGCTGCGAGCGATGCGACGGGCGTGCGAGCGCGTCGATCGCAAGCTCGGGCTCTGGCGCCCGCATTGATCGTCGACCCTGACGAGCTGACGCCCGTCGAGCTGCACGGGCGGCGCTGGTACAAGCGCGACGACCTCTTTCAGCCGTACGACGACGTGCCGCTCTCGGGCGGCAAGGTGCGCCAGGCGATCGAGCTGCTCGGGCACGCTCGCGAGCGCATCGTCGACGAGCACGGCGGCGTCGTGCTGACGACGACGGGCGTGCACTCGCCGCAAGGTCTGATCATCGCGAGGGTTGCGCGCGAGCTGGGACTCAAGTGCGTCATCTTCATCGGCGCGACGTCGCTCAGCTCAGCGCTACAGCGGCACCCGATGCTCGTGCGTGCGCTGCGCGCCGGGGCTGAGATCGACACGTCGGCGGGCGTCGCCTACGAGACGTCGCTCGGGCGCGAAGTCGAGCGCTGGCGACGCGAGCACGACGGCGCGGGCTACTTCGTGCGCTTCGGGATCAACCTCGAAGACGACCCCGACGCGATCGTCGGCTCGACGGCTGCGCAGTGCGCGAACCTACCCGACGTCGAGCGGATCGTGATCGCCGTCGGCGCGGGCATCACTGCGGCCGGGATCATCATCGGCGCGGCCGAGCATCGGCCCGAGGCGCGCGTCGTCTGCGTGCAGATCGCAGGCTACGATCGGCAACCGCTGATCGACCGCATCGTCGACGGTCTGCCGTACGAGTGGCACACGATCAAGGGCATCCCGTACTCGCGGCTCGTGCAGCGCTCGACACCGGCCGGGCTGGGGCTCGACCCCATCTACGAAGCGAAGGCGCACGACTGGATGATCGTGCGCGAGCGCGACGACGAGAGCGTCGCCTTCTGGGTCGTCGGCGATTCTTCACTCGTGCGCGCCGGGTAATCTGGGTATCCGCGACGCACGGGGTCGAGAGCCGTGAATGGGGCCGGGTCCGCTTCGCGCGAGCCCGGCCCCGGTCGCTTTCTAGGAGTCGTTTTCGTTGCGCTGGGCGATCGCGCCGTGCGCAAGCGTTCCGCGCTCAAGCGCGCGGTCGAGCCAGTGCTCGCCGATCAGCGTCTCGACTCCGCACTCGCACTTGAGCCAGTACGCCTTGTGCTTCTCGATATCGCGACGCTCGACGGTGACGACGTGCCCCGCGTGCTTCGCGACGACGGTGAGCTTCTGCCCGAGACGCGGGTCGGCGGGCGTGCTCACGACGGCACCCGCTGCGTGATCTTGCGCACGCCCTCGATCGAGAGATCGCTGAGCTTCGCGATCGCGGCGAGCGAGAGGCCGCTCGCACGCGCCTCGACGATCGCAGCCTCGAACTCGACGCGGGCGGCTGCACGCTTCGCAGCAGCTCGGGCGATGCGCTTCTCGGCGGGGCTCATGCGGGCTCCACGGTCACGCGCGCCTCGTACCCGGCGACGCGAATCTCGTCGGCTTTCGCGTCGGCCTCGGCGCGGGTGTCGAAGCGGGCGGCGAAGCGCCAGAGCTGGTTGGTCGCTTCGTAGTAGACGACCTCGAAGACGACGTCGGTGTCAGTCGGCTCGCTCACGTCTTCGCCGTCCACTGCTCGACGTACGCGGTGCAGCCGGTCGGGACGTCGTTGGCGCAGATCAGGCCGAACTCGTACGGCGACGTGCCGCTCGGGCTCGTGGCGACGACGGCGCAGTAGACGCGGCCGACGCCGCCCTTCGTGCAGGCGATCGAGTTGACGTGCCACTGCTTGCCGCCGAGGCGCTTGCGCGCGACTGCGACGAACTGCTTGGACAGCGCAGCGGTCGTCGCGGCTGGGTGCGAGAGGCGGTACGGCGCCCCGGCAGATGCGACCGGGGCGGCGATGGCGAGCGCTACGACGAGCGCGAGGACGAGGCGTGTCATCACGTGCTCGTCGGGTCGCTGGGGAAGGGCAGGATCGAGACGTCGAGCGAGCCGGTCGTGCCGATCACGATCATCTCGCCGCGCTCTTCGTCGTGCAGCACGATCGCGGTCGGGTTGCCCTTCGCGCTCAACTGGCTCAGCTCGCGCACGAAGCGCAGGGTGCGGCCGGGCAGCTCGTCGGCGAGCTGCTCGTAGGTCAGGTGTTTCGGCATGGGCTTCTCCTTCGGTGTGAGCGCGGGGAACGCGCCGAGCACTTCGGCGCGCGTGGCTGGTCTGCGGCTCTCGATCTGCTCGAAGTAGCGCTGCAGCGGGTCGACGCCGCTCATGCGCGGCGCAGCTCGTCGGCGATGCGACGGGCGATCGCGAGCGAGTCGCTGTAGTTGAGGATCAGGCCGGGCTTCGAGACGCTCTCGACGTGCTCGAAGTCGAGGCCGGGCGTCGCGACGTGAAAGTGCTCGCCGCTCAGCTCGGGCTCGGGTGCGGTGGGCCAGGCTTCGAGCACGATCGCGACGGCGCGCTCGCTGCGGACGACGAGCACGTCGCCGTCGTTGATCTCGTCGTCGCACTGGCTCATGTCGTAGGCGAAGCTCGTCGAGTCGAACTCGTGCACGGCTGGCACGCGCTCGCTCACGGGCTCGATCTCGACGCGCTCGACGGTCCAGCGTGCGAGGTCGTTGCCTTGGATGGTCCAGCGGTGCTCGTTGTTGCTCGGGCCGCTTCGGTTCCACTCGCGGGTCCAGGAGATCGGGACGACTGAGTTCGGCACGTCGTCGCGGTTGAGGACGAGCGCTTGCGTGAAGAGCACGGGGCCGACGGTGCTGGCGTGCGCGGTGCTCGTCTTGATCTCGCTGTCGATCAGCAGGCGCATCCCGTGCGCGATGACGACGTCGCCCGAGCGCAGCTCGGACGTCTTGACGATCTGGGTCTTGATGCTCATACGGTTTGCCTCCGTTTCGTGTCGCTCGCTTCGTGCGAACGCATCTACAGAGTAGCGGCTTGCCATCAACTTAGTAGACGTCGCACTTGACGAAAATGGCTCAGTTGGTAGGGTTTGCGCCGAGCTGACGTGCAAGGTCGTCGGCTGTCGAGCCCGAGCGAGCGATCCGGCCACATAACGCCGGGGACCGCGAAGCAGCTCTAGCGATAGCTGCGCGCTCGGTGCGATCTCACGAGGAGGGAACGATGGCTCTCAAGCCCCGCGACCGCAATCGTCTGCCGTCGAGCGCGTTCGCCTATCCGAAGACCCGGCGCTACCCGATCGACACCGTCGCGCGTGCCCGATCGGCGCTCGCACGTGCCGCGCAGCCGCAGACGAAAGGCAGCTACGCGCTCGTCGCCAAGGCGGTGCGCTCGAAGTACGGCGACAAGGTCGCGACGGTCGGCAAGAGCAAGGGCGTCCTGCATCGAGCGGGCTACCGGAAGGGGAAGCGATGACGACCGTCCCAGGTTCCAAGATCAGCATCCGCGTCGCCGACGTCGCGCTCGTCGTGATCGCGGTCTTCGTCGCGCTCGCCTACTTCTATGGCTGGGGCTAAGCCGACCGACTGGATCGACTACGGCCCGGCGTACGTCGACGAGGAGGACCTCGAACGGCGGCGCAAGCGCAAGCGACCGAAGCTCGTCAGGGTCAAGCCCCGGCGCAGGGCGAAGCAGTGAAGCCGATCCACGTCTACCCCGTCGACGATCTGATCGAGCACGAGCGCGAAGGCGACGAGTGCGTCTGCGGGCCGGACTTCGAGTGGGTCGACGGCACGAAGCTCGTCATCCACAACGCGCTCGACGGGCGCGAGTTCGCCGAGCGTGGAGAGCCGCTACCGCACGAATGAGGGCGCGCACGCTCTGCGCTGTCGCTGGATGCCCCGAGACGGCAGTCAGCAAGGACGGGCGCTGCGAGGCGCATCGCCGTCGAGGCGGCTACCGCTGGCGGGTCAAGGCGAAGCTCGTCGTCGCTCGTGCCGGTGGTCGCTGCGAGCGATGCGGACGCCCCCATGCACGGCTGAGCGCCCATCACGTCCGATCGCTCGTGATGGGCGGGCGTGAACTCGTCGAGATCGACGAGCTGCTCGCGATCTGCGCGAGCTGTCAGGCGATCGAACGCCCTGCACTCGAACGAGCGCGACGCCTACCGGGATGAGGCTGCGATGGAGCGCCGGGCCAGACGTGGGACGAATCACGCGAAGCCCGACCTGGCTGCGTTCTGGGCGACAGCAGAGCGTGAGGGCATGGCGTGGGTGCTGTCTGAGTACGTGCTGCTCAACCGCGCCATCATCGGCGACACCCCGGCCCACGTCGGCTACGACCCAGCCGAGGCACCTTGGTACGCGCCGTGCATCTGCTGCGAGGCGATCATCCGAGCCGACCGCCTCGATCTCGTGCGTGAGCACCTGCTGATCTGCCCGACCTTCCGACCGAGGCATCTACGTCTCGCGACTTGCACCGACCGACCGAGGCGGCATCGCCGCCGCCCTCGGGCTCGGCCCTGACCTGGGGCCGGACCCCCTCGCCGATCTCGCAGCGACAG